GCGGCAATCGTCACCATGCATAAACACGCGGCCAGCGTGGGTAAGCGAATGGCAACAGACAAGCCTGTCATTGAAAAGACTGTTCGGACGATTTTCCCGCTACTCGAAAGAGCAGCTAAGTTTATCGGAGAGCAGTTTTATTCTGGTTCTTGGGAGAGGCCCTTCGCCGCGTCTAACAGCGCGTGCGTTGAGAGCTCTAAGAAAGCTTTTGGACAGATTGGTCATTTGATGGAACGTGTGTTCGGTCCCGGAGCCCCTATGGTGGTTCCCGGTATCGACTTCTGTGGGTTTGGTCCGCAGCAGCGTGCGCTAGGGTTTGCGCATGACACTACTGTCTTTGACGATGAAGTCTATCAGGCTCGTCTGGCACATGTGAATAGGGAGGAACTGCCCGAGGTGAAATCAGTGACGTTCTACGAAGATATAGTAGTAGACGGAACTCGGTATGAGAACTCGTGGTTTGAAACGTTTAACTTCCCGGAGGCTGAGAAGGTGTGGATGAATGAGATCTTCATCGACGCCCTCAAAGCCTGTGATCGCGATTTGGCACTCGCAAAAGTTGCCTGCGTGCTTGAACCTTTCAAGGTACGCATCATCACGAAAGGTGAAGCTGCTCTTCAGTACATGAGCGGCTTTTTCCAAAAGTCCATCTTTGAATTCAATAAGACGGTTTCGTGTTTTGGTTTAGTCGGCAGGAGTCCATCGACCTTCGACTTGATTGACATCAGAGCAAATTGTGGGCGGGGCAACCCTGATTCCGCTTTTGGTGAGTTCAGTTGGTTCAAGTGGGCCTCCTCGGACTTCTCTGGTGCTTCTGATGGGACAAATGGGTATTTTCGTGATTGTATCATGGACGTGCTCATCATGTTCCTCCCTCCACACATTCAGGCCATCATTCAGGCTAGTAATGGGGAGCATTTGGTTACCTACCCCACCTATCATTTGTACAGCCCTCAGGGTGAACTTTTGGAAGGTCTTGGAGAGATAGAGCCGGTGCATCAGACCCTTGGGACACTCATGGGGGAGAGAACCTCCTTCCCTATTCTATGTTTCGAGGTACTTGCTGCCCACGTGAGCAATCTCCGCAGATGCGGCGACGTTCGACCTTTGGATGATCTTCTGAAGGGAGTCCGAATCAATGGCGATGACCGTCTGGCGATCAGTACTGATGCGCTGGAGGCGGAGTTTTGGGAGTTTTGTGAGAAGTATCTTGGTTTCAAAGAATCAAAGGGAAAATCCTATACTCATGAGAACTACGCTAACATCAACAGCCAGTCGTACATCTGTAACGTGCTTGAAGGCACACCTTTCAAGGTGCCTGTTCGCGCGTCTGGTCTTGAGCATGGCCAGAAGAAGCTTGACGAACCATTTGATCCTACGTGTGTGATCACCCAAATTCTCGACGGCTGTCACAACAGCGCGATGGAGTGGACGGTGTTGCAACGTTTTCTGGTTCGTTATCACGTGGAAAGTGATCGGATTGCTGCAGGTCGCAATCTTTTCATCCATCAGTCTCTAGGTGGTCTCGGTAATAGGCTCCCTTGCCGTCATGGTAAGGCCCGTTGCCGTCGTGCCAATGGAGAGATCTGTGGTCACCCTTCTGGTTCAAACTGGAAGGTCTGTGTGACCCTTGAGCAGCGCTTTGTTGCTGGAGCTCTTTTGTCGGCTCCGAACGCTATCACCGTCCCGTATGGTCCTGGCGTGCAAGAAGCAGCTTCACTGCCTCAACTTTTCGAGACTCCTTGGGATGTCTACGGAAAGCCCTCATATTGGAATACTGAGGAGTTTGAGCTCAAGGAAATGGGTCATCGATATAAGGCTGAGTTAGCCAAATTCGATCCTGATATGGGACAGAACTTGCCTGGAGAGGCAAGGCTGCTCTCGTCCAGACTACGCTACAAGGATGGAGGCGGAGTCACAGCAGTTGCCTTGGTTGAAGATCGGTTTGAGTTCTGGAAATGTCCTGAATGTTCGAACTGTTGCCCCTTGACACGCG